ATGAAGCTATACATCATCGGGAATGGGTTTGATCTGCATCACGAACTTGACACGAGCTATTTCTCATTTGGGGATTATCTTCGGAAGAAAGACCAAGACATTTACGATCACTTGGTTGATTTTATGGGATTTACTGACTTACCCCCTAAACTTTCCGCAGTTGATAAGTCAAAACATTTTCTTTGGTCTGATTTCGAAAACAGCTTAGCGGGTCTGGATACAGAGTCAGTGCTCGAAGAGTTTTGCTATCTTTTACCCCAAATTAGCAGCCCTGATTTTCGTGACAAGGACTGGGGCTCATTAAGCATTGAAATGGAACGTATACTAAAAAATTTAACCGAAGGGCTTTTAACACAATTCAAGTCATTTATATTGCAGGTTAACTACCCCGAACTTAATTTAAATAAAAGATTGCGTATCGATTCTGACTCTATCTTTATCAGTTTTAATTATACTGAGACTCTTCAGAAATACTATGGTATTGATGATAGACAAATTTTATATATCCATGGAAAAGCATCATCAGATCAACAGTTGATTTTAGGTCATGGTATTGACCCTATCAACTTTGAAGAAAAGGAAGCAGTCCCGCCCGAAAATGCAACCGATGAAGAACTTGAAGAGTGGCGTCAGTGTATGGCTGATAATTACGATCACTCTTATGAAATGGGAAAGCAGACTATTAATAAATACTTCACTTGTTCTTTTAAGAATACTGAAAAAGTCATTGCTGACAGCGCTAAATTTTTTAAAAATCTCAGCAACGTAGACGAAATCATCATCATCGGCCATTCGTTATCATCTGTAGATGTTCCCTACTTTTCTTTTATACATAGCATTGTTAGTGAAAATACGGAATGGATAGCCACCTATTATCAGGAAACTGAGCGTGAAGCACATCATACAACATTATGTGAGATTGGCATTAAATCACCCAAACTGATTTCAGTAAGTAAACTTCTATAAATAGAACAAAATATCACCCAGAGGGCGGGGGTTTTTATACGTTCCCCTCCCCCTTAGCTAGAGATCCTTTTATCAAAACTTCGTGCATCATTTTGCAAAACCCAAATCAAAGCAAACTAGCCGCCAGCCCTCACCGCACAAGGCTTCACGATATCCGCCCCCGAAAACCATCGGATACCACCTAATCATTTTGATCGTCACGGAAACCAAAACGATCCTTTTAAAAACATCATGTTATCCAGTCAGTTAGTAGCTGGCGGCGCGATGACTTTTGCAAAGTGCTGCAAATCTTTGCGCAGAGTGCAACGCCCGCAGGATGCAAAAGCCCAGCAGCGGCGCAGGCTGGCGGGGTGCTTTGCACAAAATTTCTTTTGCAAAATTTTTATGATCCAAACTGCGCAGGCGGGTGCGGTGTAGCGCCGTTTCCGTCCTGGATCCGCTTCCGTTTGCCTGCTGTCGCTTACGCTGTGGGCCGCTGTTGAACGAACGAAAGAAAGGCCGCACGGTGGCGACCTTTAATCTTTGCGCCTGCTGTGGCGCGTTCTGTGGTGTCTGGTGAGGTGTGCGGTTATGCCGCTTTTTTGTCAGGCTATCAGGGGGCCGTATTTGCTTTTCAATGTGCCGGTTTTATTGGCCGTTGCGGTGAACTGCGCCGCCTGCCCACTGGCCCCCGTATTGGGGTGAGTATGTGATGCGGCAGTCTCTGCCAGCTCCCTCACCACGTCCAGGGTGTCGGTGAGCAGTGTCAGGACGTTAATCTCTTCGCTTCCCAGCTTTACCACCGGGGCAATCAGTTGTTGCGCCTGGGCCACACTTCGGCGAATGCCGCTGATTTTTTCAGTCAGTGCGCCGCTGACGTTTGACGTGACATCCCCTTTCACGTCGTCTGTAACATTGCCCGCGACATCCCGTTTCACGTTCCGGCCAACACTGACGGAATTGTCCTTGCTGCAGGTTACTGTCAGGTTGCCGGATGTGCCGACGCTGTAATCCCCCTCGCTGATATGAACGACCGCCCCGGCCAGAAGTGTGGCCGTGCCAAGCACGGTTGTTTTATCTGTTGCCTGGACCGTAGTTTCACGGGCAACCACTTTGCGGATCTCTTCGTCGGTGGTGACTTCGCGAGTCATGGAGTTTTCGCGGATTGTCTGATCCGTCTGGCGTTCCCAGTCTCCGGCAACCGTCACGCGCTGCGATACACCATCGCGCTGTTGCTGCAACTGCTCACCGGGTTTAACCGCTGGCAGGTTATGACCCTCCGCCATAATCTGACGCACAAAGGGCTTATCCTGCCGCCCCTCAGTGAACCCAACTTCAACCAGCGTGCCAGGGGGCGGAAACTGAAACATTCCTGACTCGCTGCCCGCCATTGGCACAGGTAGTGGAACGGCAGAATAGATCGGCGTATTTGCGGCTGGCTTGCCGTCTTCGTCAAGCAGCTGGAGATCCACGGCATAGCGTGGGCGGAATGGATCGGCAATATCCCCCCCTGAAACATCCTCGCTTGGCGCTTCCACCCTAGCGAATCTTGGAAGATGCAGGCCGCTTGCCAGCTCCGGGAATGCGTTTTCAATCTGCCGCTGAATGGGTGATTTTTGCAATGGCTGGCCGTTGGCTTTGTTGCGGGGCTGCCAGGTAATTGCCATGTCATCGTTATTTAGCCGGACCTGGTTCAGCCGCTGGCCGTTTACCTCCGCACCCGGGCGCAGGCTCTGAATCATTGGCACAACCATTGAATTTCCGCCTGCCGATTCCTGGCTAAATTCGTGCGGGATCTCCACTGGTTTTCCCGCAAAAAGACTATGCTCCGCAGCGCCGACGAAGACATCCCCGTCCGGCAACTGATACCAAAGATAATCCGTCACTGAAAATGCACGGCCCAGACTGGCAAAAAGCTGATAGCCCGTGCCGCTGTGCGTAAAGTGGGGGATCGGTTTATCTGCATAAGCAGCGCCGACCGGCGTTGTGACGGTCAGCCCGCTTTGCTCACTTATCCAGTCAGTAATCTGGCGCAACGTTGGATGCTGGAAAGAACACGGCCACAATTTATCAAAGATGCCGACCAGCTCACGCACGAACAACCGGCATGTTCCATTATCAGCAGGCTGTGACCGTTCGACGTACCCGGTAAACCAGCGCAGGACCAGACCATCATAACCAACATCGATACGCACCATTTTGCCGGTGTAATCTGTCTCTGTCCCCGCCGTAATAAACCCCCGACCGCACGCGTTCAGCTCCAGCACGATATTGCAGTCAATCAGATGGACCGGATCAGAGGAAAGGTACAGGCGTTTAATTGGTTTCATCGTTTAATTACCCCAGCGCATCGTTGACCGGCTTTAAGACCTTTTCTTCAAACCAGCTCATTTTGTCGGCTGGCTCATCAGCTCCGGCAGCCGGACCCGCGCCCTTTGCCCCTGTTTGCTTGGTGCTGGCCGTCGCGTTGCCTTTTCGGGCCTGTCGTTTTTCCGGGACGCTGCCTTTTTCACGCAGGGTGAAACTTACCTGCCAGGCAAGGCGATCCTCCTGCGGTACGGCATCAATCTGACCGGTAAACGTGGCTTCACGAAGGTTGATAGCCGTCGCCGTCGCATTGGCGACGCGGTACTTTTTCAGTGCGCCGCTGGCTTCGGTCGCGGATGCCAGCTGGAAAAGCCGCTGTAAGACGGCTTCGTCGTCGAATGTCACCAGACCCGATACGCGCAGCTCTTTGGCCTTGATACCCTGTTCAGCATTGGCCGTGCTCGATGTCTGGCCCGACTGGTCCTTTTCCTGAAACTGCATGGAAGGTGAAACCAGCATGTTCTGCATGGCGATCCCTTCACCATCAAGCGCGAGTAATGCGGTCTGGCTCATGTAGCATCTTCCCTAAGTCAGATAACGAATCCCCGATAAACATCATCGCGGCGGTATGCACTGCCGTTGTTTGCGGGATGCCTTTCAGCAATTCTGCGGCAGCAACGGCATAACTCCCGCTGTAACTGAATGCAAAAATATTCGCACTGGCGGCTTTCAGGTCGTCCAGTCCCTGGCTGAGCGAGGACAGCAAACCGGCCCGTTCCTGAATAAATCCCGTCACCTGGTTTTTTAGATCTGTTGTGGTGGTACTGACTGCGGCGGCCAGCTGCGCGGCGGCAACACGCTGGGCATTCAGCGCCAGCCGGTTGGTTGAGACTGATAACGGCGCACTGGCTGGCAATACATCGGCTTTAACCGGCAACTGCATTTTTACCGTGCTGAGTTCTGCGGCGGCTGCGGCCATACGGCTTACCTGCGTAAATACCGGGGCCGGAAATACGGTGGACAGTTTATTCAGTCCCTGCATAAAAGCATCGTGGGTATTCTCCGCCACCATCATGACGATGACATCACCGCTACCGCTACCGCCACCGGATAACAGCTTTTTAGCAAGGTATCCCAGCGCATTGGCCGGACTGAGATAACCGCCTGAATCGGTGTTCTGTCCCAGACCGTAAACCCAGGGATGCGCTGGCACAATTGAACAGGCCAGCGCCCCCATATCATCAGCAATCTTTATAACCGACTCACGCCACATCGCCCGGAACCTCCGGCCAGTCAATATCTGGCGCATCTTCTGGCTTAATACGATTAATCAAAACCCTGTATTTTTTCCACGCCAGCAAAAGCGCTGTTTCCTCTTCCGTTGCAATATCCAGATCAACAGCATCCTGTAATGGGGCAATTTTTGATGCAGCCAGCGCCAGAAGACTGTCTTTTTGCTGTGTAGCCTGTGTAATCTGTGCCGTTTTTTCTGCGTCAGCATCATGCACCCATTTTTTACCATTCCATTTAACAAAATGGCCTTCCGGCGCAACGGAAACAACGTCGTCAGGTAACTGACCTAATTCATCAATCGTGATGGATTTCCCGGTGAGAATGTCGTAAACAATTTTCCCGCGATGGTCTTCAACAAGTGACCATTTTTCTGACGCAGAATTAAATACAGCGACAAAACCGGCTTTCATCGGCGGTGGCGCAATATTGGTACTGTTAGCAGGCAAACCGGTATTAGCAGGGATAAACCCATCACTTTTCCCGATAAATTCATTTGTATCAGCACGCAGGTTATAGATGGTAATTGTCCGGTTTTCTCCGGTCATTTCAAAAGTCATCAGGCAAGCCTCACAATGTAGTTAAACGCAATATTTTTAACGGTATTTTCCGCATTTCCTGCGGCATGAACGGTCGCTGTATGTCCGTGATAGCCCATAACCACATAATGGTTATGCGCACCAATACCCACCCAGTGATCATGAGGGCCGATCCATGTCACATGAGCATGATTACCGCTTCCCTCAATGCGATCTCCCGCCGCCCATGAAACATTAGACGAATGCATCCCCAGCCCCTGACCGGGGGTATCCCGGTATGCAGACGTTGCGCAATAACGAAAGTTATGTGCGTGCCACCCACCCTCAGTGGAGGATTTATTGCCGTAGTCAAAACTGGTTGTTGGTTTTGAACCATAATCAAAAGAGCTGGTGTATTTCGTCCCCAAATCGGTATCGGAAATACTGGCTCCGTGGGTATGCGATATAACACCATCCTGTTCATACGAGAGTACCGCGCGACCGTTCGGTTTACCCTTAATCGTCTGGCCTCGCATGTCCGGGATAATCCCCGCAGGATAGGCAATCGCTAGCAATGGATAGACCGCTTTATCAAAGGGCTGCCCCTGCATTAAGGCGTACCCTGTCGGGGTAACATCCGATGGCCAGGGGATAGGTGCGCCGACAGGGTAAGAATCTTCTGGCATCCACGGCGTCCATGCCAGCGTTGAATACTTGCTGCGCGAATAACTGCGCGAGCTGTTGTACACACGATAAACCTGAGTGACTCCGGCACCTCTCAGTACCATCAGAGAACCCGCGCTATTCTCCGGGTAATTCATTGCTGCACTGGTATTGTTGTTCGCTTCCTGAAAATAAAGCCCCGGTACCTGGTAATCATCCAGATTCTTATTTGCACCAATCGCTATAACCTGGCCGTCAAAAATATCCCGTGAAGTGACATTGATATCTCCATTCAGGGCATGGCCGTTCACTTTTCGTGATGCCGGAACGCGGCCATTTGCATTCTCATTCACCGCTTTTAATGCTTTTGGCGTGACGGCCATCGCTTCGGAATCACTGTTCGTTTCACTGCTTAACCGCACAAAACCCTTTTCACTGGTTGATGCATCAGGGTGATTTCGGGATTGTTCATGCTTTTTCAGCGCATCGCTGGCCGCCTGGTCATTTAGCGTGCCTTTCGGGCGCAGGTCAGTGATATTTCCGGCAGCATCAATACTCGCCACCGCAAAGACATAATGCTGCACACCGCCCAGCACATAATCGGCAAGATCTGCAGCAACAGTAATTTTGCTCTGTACAGCCCATTCGCTTGTTAACGTCCCGGTCCAGCTCACATCAAGCCAGATTTTTGTCGGTTTCGCGGATACTGTGATATTGAAGTTTGCGGGCAATTCGGCACGCAATCCGGCGACATATCCCGCCCCCTTTGTGACAAAAAACTGATTGCCGGACTTTGCGACCAGATAGCCCGAATCAAAAAATGCCGCTGCGCCATACAGATCGATATTTTCCCGGCGCTGGCGTTCATCCATTCCCACCAGTCGGGCAGTAAAATCAATCTGCCATGTCTCTGCCGGAGTGTTAATTTCGGTCGCTTCCCTGGCTCCGCTGTATTCCATCAGCATGGAACGAACAAGAACGTTTCCCTGCTGACCGTCTGCGTTTTTAATTTTTCGTTGGGTCGGGGCGTGAATAATCATCGCCAGTGTACCCGTTGCCTTATTTGCCAGCCCGATCCAGTTGAAATCAAAATCGCCCACATCCGCCCCCAGGGTAACGGAATAAACGACAGAGTTTTCATTCACAACACCGGCTTTATTCACCGCCTGACGACAAACTATTTTATCTTCCGCTGGCGTTGTTTCAGTATTATTAATCGGCTTGTCAGCATCCAGCCCCGGAATATAAGCAAAAATAAACTCATCCAGCGTGACGGGCTGGTTATTAATTGCCTGCTGGGCTTTCCACTCTGCAAATGCTTTTGTAATGACGGCCTGTGACATTAATATTCCCTCTACTTCAAACTTGCGCTATATGTTGCTTCTGACTGGTTATTCACATCGCCCAGGGTGGCAGGCCAGCAAATATATTCCCCCTGATACCAGCCAATATTGATATTCAGTGGCAGGGTGTCGATTACTTCAAACTGGTAACGGCGGCATGTGCGCCCATATTTGCGAATGATTTCCAGCAGGAGATCGCCATTTTCCGCAACCTGGCTGCTTGTCACTCGAACGACAATCACGTCCCAGTCGAGTCCGTCCTGCCGTTCCAGTAATTCAACGTAACCAATCCCCAGTCGCTCAAAAATGGCAATAAAGCCCGCCACCTCTCCGGCCTGCTGCGCATTGATAAATGCGTAACTCACCCGCTTGCGGAAGATGTCGAGCGGCTCCCCCTTAAACCGATCGATGTCGCGCTCCCAGGCAATCAGGTTCAACAGCGGCTCAGGGCAAACCAGCGGGTCAAACTGCTTTAACGGCCAGGTGATCCACCCGTACACCTGCGACCAGAACTTCACGCTGCCACGCAACAGCCTGGCGGGGTCGCCTTTGTTCAGCCACGACGGCAATTTCAGACCGGAAAGCAACTTCGAAAACTCAGTCATTTTCAATCTCCACCGTTAACCCTGACAGGCGCGGGACCGACAGTTCGCTGACAATATCCGTTAGTGAAAAATGCAGTGAATCGACAACCGGAAAAGCCTTGTGGATCTCGCGGCCCAGATTCGAAAAGGAATAGCGCGAATAGGGCTGCGTCTTTTTAACGTCGTAATTGGCGTTCTCGCGAAACGCGCAACGAATCAGGTCGGTAATACCGGTTTTTAACGCGCTCAGGTCTTCCGCTTCCATGTTTTCCACGCTTTTGACATAGACAGTAACCGCCAGGGTGTGACTGGTTTCCGGCATGGCATAACACTGCAGATCATCACCGTGTCCGTGGTGGCCCTGGGTATTCACATAATCGTTAACCGCATCAATAAAGGGCTGTGATATTTCGCCGCTGTCCAGTAACAGATAAGCATTTGCCGTACCCGGCCCACGCGGGGCATCGTGCAAAAAGTAGATGCGATCAATGCTCAGGCCCAGCACGCTGGCAATCATGCTGCGGTAGATAGCGTCAGAGTGGTAATTCCCCACCAGATTAAACTGGTTGCGGGTGCGGTCGCGCAGCTCGTCGTCGCTTTCCTCGTTAGCCCCTGGCGTAATCAGCCATTCGTCCTCATTGACCGCGCTGGCGATTCCAGCTACTGCAACAGGTAAGATCCGGTAATAGCCTGGCGCAAGGTTATAGCCGCTGCCGGTGCCGGTCGCCGTGACGGGAACCAGCCCGCTTTCAACCCCGGCAGGCAGTGTCACGTCTTCATTCACGGCCAGCACGTAAACCACGCCGTTAATGCGCTCTGTTTGCACCAGTGTTCCGGCAGGCACGACGACCACATCCGCCGCATTCAGCTTGAAGAATCGCAGCACGCCAGCGGCAGCACTGGCCGGTTTAGGCTCGATATGAACCGCCCAGGCCAGCAGGCGCAGCATGGGACCGGTGGCAGTCGCAACAAACATATTGCGCAGAACCACATCGATCAGCGCCGCACGCAGCCATAACACCGGCGTGGTGACAATCTTCGAAATCAGCCGCCAGAAAGGTGACATTCTCGACGTGTTTGTGACGAACCCTTCCGCCTGCACGGTGGCTTTAAATGCCGCCGTAATTTCGGCCTCTGTCGCGGGCATCCCGCTGTCATTCAGTACCTTTTCGAAATCAACGTCGGGTTTCTCAGTCATAGTTAACCTCTGTACTGACAGGGCCGAAATCGTAGGTTTCCGCCGTGATATACAACCTCGAAAGGGTTTCTTCGGTGATCACTATGGTTCCTGGGACCAGACGTTCGTCGCTTTCCACCAGTAAGGACAGTTGCGTCAGCACGTCACCGCGCATTGTCGGGCTGCGTTCACCGATCAGGCGGGTGGTGATACCGCTTTCCAGAATGCTGTGAATAATGTCCTGGGTGATGCTGTCGCGGTTATCGCAACGGCGCGGCTCGTTGCCGCTGTCCAGCGTGAAATCGCCGTCAGTGATCAAAAGGTCGATGTATAACGGTTCGGTACTCATCCTGCGTTAAGCTCCTGCCATTCAGCCAGCTGGGCCGGGGTGATTCCATTGGGGGCGTTGATGTAGGTATCGCCCCACGTTTTACGGTTATCAACAGCGGTTTTGCTGTCGTTTTTAACCTGACTCATCAGGCCGCCGCGTGGGATGCCTGCATTAATTCGGTTCCCCGTCAGCACGGACGGGCTGTTTAGCTTCGATGAACCTGCAGCACTGTCAGGAATGACCGCATTTGCCGGAACGGCAGCCGCTGCCGGTGGCGAAACGGTTTTCAGGTCGATGTTTACGCCGGGGATCTTGTTTAACTTCTCGACAATCCAGTTATAGGTAGACGCAAAGGTATTTTTGAGGACGTCAAAAAGTTTGCTGAATACCCCGCCGATGGTTTGTGCGAACCCTTCAAAGGTGGCAAGCGGGGAAAGACCGGCAAAGAAATCAACCACCACGGCCCAGCCGTCTGTGATGGACTGCCAGACCTGCGCAAACACCTGGCCTACCTGTTCAGCGACCGACATCACCCAGGCAAAAGCCGACGTATCCATGATTGCTGCCGCCAGTTCTTCCCAGTGGGTGATGACATACCAGACCCCCACGGCCAGAAGTGCCAGCCCGGCAACGATCAGAGTGATCGGACTCATCAGGAGTTGCATTGCCGCCCCGGCAAACATGGTCGCCGCACCGTAAACCCGCATGGCAATGGCTCCGGCCTTTAACGCGATATTCCATGCAGCAAGCGCGATGCGGCAGACGCCCGTCCACAGCGCCAGTAATTTTGACTGGATCCACAATGCAGCCAGACCGATGCGCGTCGTCAGCAGGGACGGACGCAACAGGTTGAGCGTCCATAACAGGAGTTTCCATGCCCCGCCCAGCACTTTTGCAATTGCGGCCAGCCCTGTCATGGTGAAGCCAAAGACCCCCATCACGATATTGACCGCCGCCCCAGCCAACCCGAAGGACAGCACGCCCAGGGTGATGTAACCCAGCCAGCGGGCAATATTCGGGAACATATCCAGCCAGCGGGCAAATTTTGTCCCCACGTCGGCAATACGGTTCATCAGCGGCGACAGGATAGGGAACAGCGTGTTACCAATCGCCACGCGAATGGCAAAGAATGTCGCTTTGATACGTTCCCACGGCTCAGCCATTCGTTCGGCCATTTCCTGGGCGCGTTTCATCCCGTCATTTCGGCCCAGCTCGGTGATGCTGCGGTTTAATTTATCCTGCTGGCCGTACAGCTTTTTGATAACGTCAGCACCACCACCGAACGCGGCATCCAGCGCCTGTTGTGCCTTGACGTTCCCTTCAATGCTCTGCCCGTATTTGTTCTGGAGTTTTTGCAGAATGTCGCCCATCGGCAGCATTTTTCCGGTGGCATCGACAAAGCTCATACCCAGCTTTTCAGCGGCAGCCGGGGCGCTGCGTAAAAACTGCTCGTAGATCCCGCTGGCCTCAGTACCCAGCGTGCGCGAAAGCGTACCCAGTACGGCGAACTGTTCATCCAGGCTGACGCCAAAGTCAGCACCGGCGCTTTTCGTCCCCTCGATAAGCTCCTGCATGGTCTGCATTTTCACGCCGAAGTTTTGCACCATGTACGCCGTTTTTCCTGCCAGCTCTTCGGCAAAACGCACATGCCCCAGACTGGACAATTCCGCGTTGAAACGTGACGCCATCGCGCCGATGTATTCGCCTGCCTCTTCGCCGCTGGCCTTGACGCCTGCGGCCAGGGTATTGGCCGCGATGGTAACGCGGGGCAGGTCCAGATCGGACAGGCCCGCCATTGCGCCTTTCATCGCGTAGCTTGACCGGACCACATCAACGGCCCCTTTGCCGTAGCGCATACTGAATCGCATGGCTTCGCCGGACATACGCTTCAGCGCGTCCTCTGCTACGCCTTTGGAACCCACTTCTGCAAGCGCGGCGTTCATCTCATACGCCGGACCCACCACGCCCGCGATGGACTGCGCCACGCCCCAGACAGCCGCCGCACCAATCCCGATTTTTGTAAAAGACTCCTGCGATTTTTCAGCAAAGCCAGACAGCGAAGACTGGGCCGTCTTTAATGGCCGCGTCAGCTTATCGATCAGGCTCAGGGTAAAATCCAGGTGGCTCATATCAGTTTCCGTTAAATGCGATTGCTATCCCTTCCGCCGTCTTACTGGCGCGGGTCTGGGCGAAATATTCATCCAGCCACAGGGCGCGGGCGATGCTTTCTTCGTCGTCGTCTTCGTGCGGGAGGTAATAGCGGCGCAAGGCAAGGTATTGCTCCAGGGCATTCGTGCGAATGGCCGCTACCCGCGCCGTCAGTTTTTTACTTCGATCTCAAGTTTTGGGGAGTAAATTTCGTTAACCTTCTCGACGATCTGCATTTCGCAGCCCGGATAATCTTCCATCAGCTTGTTGAGCGCCTCTTTACACTCGGCATCAACAATGCGGCCCAGATACGTCACCATTGGGGCAACTTTATTGGTCATGGTCATTTCGTTAAGCAGGTTGTTGAACGCGGTTTTATTCGGCTCAAAGCTCAGATTTACGCCCGCCACGGTCATGGCGATTTTTTTCGATTTGCTCATTGTGCTAATTCCTTACGTTGTCGAATGATGCCCACCAGGGCGTTATGTCGGGCGGCGCAGTCGGTATACATCAGCCGGTAGGCTTTCAGCGCCGCGTCAAAGTCACTTCCGGTCGGTCCGGCCAGACGTGGCAACGTGACCGGGCAAAGTGCCAGCTGGTTTTCCTGATAATTTTCGTTCGGCTTGATCTGCACTTTCGTTGAACAACCGGACGTAATCATCAGAAGCACAAACATTGCTAAAAACCGATTTAATGGTTTCCGTGCGGATAACCCGTTCCGTATGAATTTCATTGGCCCTCAGCTCCGCGAGTTTTGCTTCCAGCGCTTCACCAGACTGCTGTGTCACCTCAACAACAATCTGGCGCGTTTGTTCTGCCGCTTCACTGGCAGCGAGTTTCAGCTTTGCGTCGTGCCAGTCATGCGCCTGCCAGCCCGCTGACATTGCAGCTGCCAGAATCAGCAAAAGACCCAGCAAATTGCGCATCAGCGAACCCCGTTATGCTCAAGACTGAAATGGTTCCCGTCCGGCTTACTGAAACGTCCACCCCACGATCCGCCGATAGATTCCCAGTATTCGCCCAGGGGGCGATATGCGGCGCTGTCGGTCTGGTATTCGCCGTTAATAAACAGGTTAAAATCCACCGCAAGGCGCTGGGTATGCAGGCTGTTAGTAATGCCGCTCCCTTTTTTTGCGTTAAGCGCGGCCTGTTCCGGCGTGCGGTACGCTTCGCCAAACGTCAGGCGATAGCCTTTTTCCTGGGCAAAATGAATCAGGCTGGCGATCATCACCGTAAAAAGTTGCTGTTTTTCACTCAGTTTCATTGCGCTTGCTCCCCCATCGCTTGATATACATGTCCAGGCAGCGCTTTAGCCCCGCCTCAATAAACGCACTTCCCAGAATGCCCAGGGCGCAGGCCAGCCCAATGACGACCAGTTCCGGCATATCGGGGAATTTCAGCAGCGGGATTGCGGCCAGCGGTGCGACTGCAGATCCCAGAATCATCCGCCCGACCAGCAGACGGGTTGTGATTCGCTCATTGCTGACCATCAGTTGCCCCAGGCCGATCACGGCCCCGATAAGCAACAGCTTTTCAAGCAGTGACGTTTCTCCGTTCATCATCGTGTCAGCCTTTCAGATCTCGAGTGTCACGGGCTGACAGGTACGGCACGCCGTCAATCGCGACAAAGTCCGGGCTTGTCACCATGAATTTAATTTTTTTCGTGGTTTTGCTGGCCTCGTTGGGGTTGATGTTGACGATGTCGGACAGCGTCGGAACACAGCCAAACACCTCGATTTTTTCTTCGTCATCCCCCGCATTGGCATAGAACAAAAAGTCCTTTGCCGGAATGGCTCGCCAGGAACCTGCGGCACGGGCAACGGCGGTAAACTTTTTAAAGCTCTGGGAATCGACTTCGACTTCCACATCCGCCGAAACTGACCCTTTCGTGTGGCCGTTCGGGATGCCACGCGACTGCGCAACGGCGCTGTTATCCGTAATGGTGACGGTGGCGTTTTCGACGTGAATCATGATGCTGTCGTAGTTCACATCGAACGATCCGCCGCTAATACGTTCAGTCATTGATTAGCTCTCCAGTGAGGTGTCCAGTTCGATGCTGACGCTGATTTCTTTCGCGCTCTCATACGGTCGAACCACAAGGTAAATCTGTACCGCTTCGCTACTGGTCCAGGTGATGGTGATGTCACCGTCCTTTGGTGGCTTCACTTCGCCCGGAAATTCGACGCCATTGATCTGGGTTGAAATCGCCATTTCACGCAGCGGCTTGCCGAAATAGGTTTCATGCGCGGCAATGCTGCCCGGTGTGCTGTTCAGTGAACGATCGGCAATTTTGGGGATAGCACGCAGACGGACGCGTCGGGATGCTTTATCAACCACGCGCACGTTTTCAATGACCTGATAATCGCCGCCTTCAACGTCCAGGGTGCGACCGTCAGCCCAGTAGATGCCGTCATAGTCGTGATACCACATCGGCACGCTGTAGCGGTTCACCTGCAGGGACTGCAACACGGACAGATCAATTTCGGCTCCCGTCCCGTCAACCGGCAGTTTGTCACGCCCCAGCGCGGTGACTGCGCCGGTTGCAACGCGGGCGGGGCTGTCTGCCACCGTCACCGAACGGTTACACAAGCGACCGGCCAGGACGCCGGGTTCATTGCCCCACAGACGCGGGACCAGTTGCACACCCGGTGACGCAATACCGTCCTGGAGTTGTGCCAGGCGCGTCACATAATCGGCCCATGCTTCGCCCTGTTTCGGCCCGCCTATCGCAAGGCCAAACCAGATAAATCGCCCATAATTAGCCTGCAAGGTGATACGCATTTCCGTTGCACGGTTGATGGTTGCCACTTCGTCGGTATCAAATACCAGGAAAACCCCTTCCACGGATGCCACGCTCTGGGCCATCTTGACCGCGTTCATCCAGTCTTCATCTGGTTTATAGCCCTCGGCTTCCTTGTCTGGTTCTGCCAGCACATGCACGTAAGCAAACCAGTTCTGACCGGCGTTATTGGCCGCTGCGGCCACCATATTTTTTAACGGGCTGTCTTTGTCGCCCAGGGCTTTATCCAGATCGCTGCCGGTATTCAGCGACTGGGTTTTCCCGATGTTAGTGTCGCCGTAACCCACAAAGAGGATGACGCGCTCGACGTCGTTCGTTGTGCCGTTGAAGCGGTTTTTCTGACTGACGTTGACATTCGGCCAGGTCATTTTTACCCCCTGATTTGCTGCGCGTTGACGTCCCAGCCGAAGCCGATTGCCTGCATTTGCCGCGCAATAATTTGGTTAAATTCGTCGTTGCTCACCCCCAGAAAAACGCGCCCAGGAATATCAATGGTCCATGTGCGTTTTGAGGGTGTGCCTTTCAGTTTTCGAATCAGTAATCCCGCCTGGGCCATGCTCATGGTTTCCATGATTTGCTTGCTGGACGGCTTAACCCAGCGTTTGCCCTTGCGGGTTTTGTAACCCAGCGCCCGCAGACGCTTGGCCTGTCGCGGTAGCGCTGGCTTGTCAGCCTGCGGCTTACGCGGGGCGTTACTGGCTTTCATCTGGATCCGTGCGCCGTCCTGCTGGACCGCGCCGACCAGACCCGCCGCGATGGGCTTCGTCCCGTTCCGGTAGTTCCCGCCCTTGAGGTAAATTCTTACCCCCTGAATCTCCGGCATTTCGCGCACGGCCAACAGCTTGGGCAGCCCTTTTAACATCTTCCCTTTGCCACGCTTGCGCGGCTCCCACGGCGTACCGTCCGGGGCCGCCTGCTGGCGCTGGTGACGTTTTGCCGCTGCGACAATGCCCAGCTTTGCAATACGCCATAAAAGGCGCTGGCGCTTACGCGGGGGAAGGTCAGCTTTTGCCAGCGTTTCCCGCATCTGCTTTAGCTGTTTATAGCGCGGCGATTTTTTTGATACCGATTTGCATTTCATTTGATACCGCTGAAAAACGCCGATACGCAACTTATTTGATACTAAATCGGCGCTTTTCTTTTGAGTTTTAGAATGAGTTTTTAAGCGCTCATTCACTCTCTTTCAAACCAGTTTTAACTGTTTGTGGTTTTGGGTAAGGGTGGACTTTGAATAGCTTTGTGTTGAGGCGTTTTCTGGCCCTCTTGTTCAGAAACCGGATGTAACGAAACTGTCGGAACTTATGCACACTGGCTCTGTCGATATTAGCCCTCAGATGTTCACCTCGTTGTCCGCCTCGTTTAATGGCACTCCTGCAAATCTCGTGATACCACTCGCCATCAAGTTCATAGAATGTTGATTCATGGCTGCCTACATAATCAAAATTGCTGGCCTGATACACGACACCAAGACAGCCACAACGCTCATCTGCAAACGACTGAACCCACTGTACCTGCGGATAAAGCTGCCTGATTAGCTTGAGCGCGTAACTGATTGCCCTTGATTCGGAGTTTCTCGGCATACAGTCATGCATCCATAGCCGGTTAAGCTCCATATATTCTCGGTTCTGCGTACCCGTTACGACGCGTGCACCACTGTTTGGGTTAAGGGCGTAACCCCATTGCATTACGCCAACAAGTTCCCGTTCTGAAAATATACCCAGATGAAGGTAGGAATTATTTACGAAACGGTGGCTGTAATGTTTATTGACGATAACCAGTCTGGCCAGCCAGCAACTTATTGTCTCAACCCGCAACTCACGGGAGCCATAACCAACGATATTGTCGTTATAGCGAATAAGTTCAGGCGTGCTGATGATACGGGATGTGACTTGCTTTCTGTTCCCCACGACAGGATTTCCTTGTGTATGTGGGGTGCTCTGTGGCGCTCGGAGATGTGATTTGATTGAGGGTTTTACAGCGCGGACATTTTACTTCCAGATAACTGAAACTGGCCCGTGCCAGTAGCTTATTGCAGTGTCGGCACCGTATGTTTCGATACATGGCCGCATAACCTCCTGCTTTGTTGTTGATGCCTTTCTCATGCAATCGATCGACAAAAACGATCGATTCGATTTGTTTAATTGATACAACAAATAGATTTAAAAGTCATCAACAATGATTCAGGGCGGTGATTATTTACTTAAAGAAACGAAGAGTTAGGTGGTGAAAACGATCATAAAATGATCATTTTATTGACTTTTTATACAGTGAAGGTAGGATCGCGCGTATATGTAGTATGTTTCAAATCAACAGGATACTACATAAAAGTGAAACCCAGCATAGCTGGAACTATGCTGGGTCAATCTGTAAAAACTTGCATCAATGCTTTACTTCGAGCTCGTGGCGTATCCTATGATATTCCCCGGTCTCCTGTAAAGCAGAGATGCATAAAAAGGAGATCTTTATCATGGATAAAGAGCCTGTTTGCCCTGCCTGTAAGACTCCCTTACAGCTCATCTATCGCCGTTCTCGATCTCAAAATGGCAAGACATACAAACCAAAAAATGCTTCCTGTTTCAGGATGCTGATATGTCCTGCCTGTTCTCCCCGGAGGGAAAATACACAAAACGTGCATTAACAAATTCACCCGGCAGGGAAACCTGCCGGTCGGTATTGTTACATCATAGTACCGTCAGTTCCGGGCTGAACCGGCTCTGGTTGCTCTACGGGTTGAGGCTCATTTTCCGTGCTGTTTTCAGCCGGAGAACGACCAACCATTCGGGCCAGCACTTCATCAACATATGCGTCGATTTGTGCCTCAAAATCCTTGCGAACCTGCGCCTTCAGCACGCGGTTCACTTCTTCAGAATAAAGTGCCTGTTTGACAAGCTCTTCAGTAACCGTGCCTTTAATCTCTGGCATGAATATTCTCCTTTCCTTTTCTGGTTCACAAAAAATTAAATCTGACCGGAGTCTTTCGGCTGCGGCATTACAGCACCGCTTTTTATCTTTTCCTCGGCAGCTGCATCAATTTTATTTCGAAAATAATTGCGAATAATTTTATAACCACCGCTGACAAGCAACAGACAACAAACCACCGTGCAGAAATACAGCAGGCAGACGTTTATATATGTCATATAAGCCTCACTCTTATTAACTGATGTTACAGCCGGATAAATTCCCGGCCGTCACGATTATGCCGCAGGGGTATTAACCTCAAGGACAACGCTCTCAAAAGACACGCCATAAGTTGCCCCTTTGGTGACATCTGTCAGTGTCAGCGTATCTTTGGCAGGGGAAAGTGCATCTTTCACCATCTGGAATGCCTGGCCCGGAGTGCCATCCAGCACAGGCGTTACCTGGGCACTTCCCGCCGTAAACTTCAGGACAAGTGTATGCCACTGGTTATTGTAGGCTCCAAATGATCCCAGTTTCGTATTCCCCCCTGTTTTATGGTGCATCAGATTTAACTGGCCGCCTGTTGTCTGGAGATAATACGCCATCAGGAACGGTGTGCCTGTACCACTCATGGTTACACCTTCCGGGACCGTATCGGTGTGGAGGTAAATACCCAGAGCAAACTGGCCTTCTTTTACTTCACCTGACAGACGGAATTTACAGGTCAACTGACCACCATGCTTCAGAAGTTCACCGGCTGCATCAGTTCCATGGGTAAGCGTCCAGGTTTTTCCGCTTTGTTTGGATACGGTCAACGCTTTACCTTCGTCCGTCAGCTGGATTGTACCATCTGTAATTTTCCAGCCCTGAGCCGGGGCTTCTCCTGCTGATGCTTTAAGTGAAAGCAGCGTACGGAGTGACGGGGATGTCGGATGGGGGGACTCACTGCCTCCTGGCTGACTACCTGTCGGCGCTTCCGGTTTCCCACCCGGCGCGGGCTGAGGCAGGGCTTCACCATCAGGGGCCACACCGGCAATAAATGCAGAGGTCAGACCTGCATATTTAAGAATTGCTGATGCAAAACGATCTGAGACCAGAAAACGGCGCGCCCAGGAGCTAAAATGGGTTGCCCTGGATGCTGTTGTCCAGTTGCCATCTCCCCGTGATTCCGCACCATAATACCCGGCAGAAGCGATATCCGGGTCGTGCTCCGGCAGGTTGGTCGCGGTTTTATTACCGAACTCATCGTGCATCAGTGGAACAAAGTGAATGTTCTCGGAAGCCCGGTTTTTATATCCGCTATAAATGGTTTCATATGCCGCCGGGTTCTTCTCTTTCCAGTCATAGGTTGTGTCACCACATAACCACGGCACACTGTCTGATGAACCACCAATACACTGACCGGAGAAAGCACCAAGATCCGCACGGAATTTTTTCACCATCGCAGTAAACTGGGCACCATGCTGGGCCGGGGTCGCTTTAAGGTCTCCTTCCCCCTGAATCCATACGACAGATAACAGCACATTCTTTGGATTCGCCTCAAGTGCCGCTTTAGTTCGACTGACAAGATCCTGATACAGTGGGGTATCCACTCCCCAGCGTAGTGACGCCTCGGCTGCACCACTTGCCGGATCGAATGAGCCAACTGCGCCGGTTGTAAAAGCAGAGCCGCCACGGGCACAGGGAACCAGTAAAATCCCGGCATCAGCAGGAATCACCGGTAATACTTTTTTCGCAATATGAAGTCCCTGCCCCACACAACCATACTGCCCTTTTTTCAGGTCTGCTTTTGGATGGTTCAGCAGACTCATATTCTGAACATCATGAAGGCAGTGATCTGCTGGAATGATTTCATTGTATTTGCAGGGAATACCTCCGGGGGTTTGTGTATTCCTGCGTGCCAGCTGCATAATACGTGGATCAGGACGATCATAAGAATCCGGAAGGGGCAACCCTTCACCATAAGATGAAGCATTGGACTGGCCGGCTATAACAATCACGTAATACCAGGAAGGGGAGCTGGAAGCCGTTTCATTTCCTGCCGGACGGGTATGTGTTTCTGCATTATCCCAGTCTGACGGTTCAGCAGTACCGGCAACATCAGCACTTAACGGAATGACAGCACCAATACCCGCTCCGGTAATTTCCACGTTCGGATCACCGGATACTGGCCTTACCCACAGGCAATCCTGTGTATTAAAACTGATGAGACAGTCAGCAAATGTCATTCCTCCTTTCGTTTCAGCAGGAGGAAAGGGAGCCTCAAGAAATGCCGCTGTACCACCGGAAACTTTAACGGTAAAGTTTCCGGGCATTGATGATAGTTGAACCCATTTGGACGTCATAATATTCATCCTGTTCCTGAATAAACAGAATTATCATATCCACAGACCGATAAACGCCATTTTGCGTTAATTCAGTAAAGGCCCAACAAAGGGAGCGTCTTATTTTTCCGAAACGCTCGCAGGATAATAACGATAAAGGGTTGAAAGGCCGATATCAAAAATAAGTGCCACCTGTCTTCGACTGACACCCCCGGCCAGTAAACGCCCGACCTGCTCGTATTGTTCCTGCGTGAGACGACGGGGTCTGCCGCCGGTTCGTCCCCTTTCACGGGCAGCTGCAAGACCAGCCCGTGTCCGTTCGACAATTAATTCACGCTCCATTTCTGCCAGCGCACCCATTATGTGAAAAAAGAAGCGCCCCATGGGGGTTGACGTATCAATGTTGTCAGTAAGACTACGAAAATTTATCCCCTGTTGCTGTAATTCATCTGTCAGCGCAACAAGGTGGCGCATACTGCGCCCCAGCCTGTCCAGTTTCCAGACCATCAGTGTGTCACCGGGTTTTAGTTTCTTCAGTGCCCGCTTCAGTCCCGGCCGCTGTGTCGTTTTACCACTCATTTTATCTTCAAAAATCTGCTCACATCCTGCACATTCCAGCGCATTTCTTTGTAAACCTGTGTTCTGGTCATTTGTTGATACGCGTATATAGCCAATCAGCATGTATTTACCTTCCTTAAAAAGAGGTGAAAATGCCTTTTAAAACAGATATACGGCATCCCTGAAACCTCGGTTTACGGGATACTGTAAACAGGGCCGCGAATGCCCTGCCATCGAACGGAGCGGCTGTTGCAGCGAATAAACTCGCCACTCCAAGAAATATTAATGGTGTCCCATTTGACGGAACGCAGGATATAAATATTACATCGGGGATGACGCAGTCTGTGGCTGACTCACGTTATGTTCAAAGCATTCGAAGAGGTTCAAGGTCAACGATTGGAATGCAATATAATATTTTTGAGGTTCCTGACGGATGCGTACTTACAGGGCTTGATGTCGCTGGTGATGGTAATGCAACGGTAACCGCATATTATCGACCTGTTCAGTTTCTGATAGATGGTTCGTGGAAAACAGCTTCCAGCGCATAAAAGTGCAGTAGTTCAAAAAACAGATTATCTGAATAAATATATGATGATTTTGTCTTTTCAACAAAAACAAGGTGAAATAATGGAGCTTATTAACGTAAAACGATATTACCCGGAACACAAACCCTATGGTGAGGATGTTCAGTATTTCCAGAGTGAGGACGGAAGGGATTTTTATGAATCTATCCCGCTTTTCACAAAGAAATACAAACTCTGTATTTCGCCTGTAACGGGTATTATCTGCTCTGTTGCTGAAGATGTCTCTGCTTTATATCCGGCAGGTTTTACTGTTGTTGAAGTGGACGAACTGCCGGAAGGTGTGAATATTGACGGTAACTGGCAGTTTTCTGATGGCCTGATATCAAAGGTGCCGGTAAACTGGAAGACGGTTGCTGAAAAGCGTCGCTCATCGCTGCTCCAGGAAGCCAACGAAACCGTGGATGACTGGAAAACAGAATTAAAACTGGACATGATTAGCGATGAAAATAAATTACAGCTGACGCGCTGGATGGCGTATATCCGACAGCTTAAAGAAATGCACTTTAATGATATTGCCAGTGAGGGGCATTACCAGGCGATTCCCTGGCCGGAAAAACCGGAATAATTCAGAGGGTGCATTCAGCACCCTTTTCTGTGGTTTACACTGAACTTACCGTTCTCCAGGCATTATTAATATAAATCTGAACCGGGCGATAATAGACCCCACCGATATTGTCCGCAGACCGGGAGCCGGTTTCCTGCACGTTAATACCGGAAAGCATACAACCGGAAGGTGCGCTGTAATTCCATGATATTTCATTGCCTCCGGGTGAATGATAGCTCTGTGCTCCAAGCTGAACATTCTGTACATACCGGCCATCTGCGGTTGACTGCGTCATTCCTGACGTGATGTTGATATCCTGCGTTCCGTCAAAAGGAACGCCATTAATATTTTTTGGGGTGGCGAGTCTGTTTGCTGCCACGGCGGTTCCACCCGATGGCAGGGCATCAGCAGCCTTATTTACCGTTTCCCGTAAACCGACGTTATCGATAAAAGCGCCTTTATCCGGAATGTCTGCGCCATTCTGGTCCCTGCGCAGGTAACGGTTATCACCTTCGCTCTTGCTGTAAACATCCAGATTATTACGGGCGGTTCCCTTATTCTCCAGGTCGGCGAGATTCTGATCCTTCGCCAGGGCATTAACGTCACCGGGACCAAGACTGTTTTTTGTGGCAAGCGTCCCCAGACCAAGATAACCACGGGCCAGACGCTGGGCCTCCGCACCGGCATCAGCAATTTCTTTCAGGTTATTTTTCCGGGAAAAAGCATTCGCAGCGATAATGGCTTTAATAGACAGCGTAAGCTGGTTTAACTGCGCCTTATCCGGCTGAATACTGGCTTCAGCCAGAATATTCAGCAGTTCGGCCTGGAGAATATTCAGCCAGTCCTGACCAATCCAGCTGATACCTTTTTGTCCGTCACCTTCGGTAAACCAGGTGGTGGTATTACTCTGCGCCGGTGCCAGCGCAGGCATATTCGCCACGCCGGAATTATTATCAACATGAAACATTAAATAGTCTCCTCTTCATGGCTGTTTGCATACACGTAAATAAACGTCTGCCATGCAGGCTTATAACGGTTCAGAATACATTCCAGCGCACCGCCTTCATAAATACGCAGCGGCGTGAGAATATCATCCAGCACATTCATATTCCGGTAGCCGGTTTCACTGTTAATCGTGACAATACTGACCCACTGTGAATCCGGTGATGGCTGAATATCTATTTCATAACCAAACTCTGCCGCAAACCGGATATAAAATTCACGGTTAAGAGAGGGTTTCATCCGGTATTTATTCCCGGCATAACGCTGACGCTCCTGAATGGTTGCGCCGGTCATATCACATTCCGGTAACCCCAGATAACGCTCCCAGTCTTCCAGCAGCAGACGGGATGAATCAGGAAAACGTTCTGCCAGCATCTGGTTACCGGTCCAGGAAACACGCTCCGTGGAATGACTGAGGCCCAGGCACAAAGCCGCAAGAACGGATGACGGCCGCTTATCCCATGCCAGCCCGTCAGGCAGCAACTGCAACAGGGCACGCTGATGCGGGGTCAGGGTTACAGCCATGTGATTTCCCCCACGGTCAGCAACTCTGTATCTCCGGCCATCACGGACTTCAGCGGGCTGCGAACTTCAAAATCCTCCAGTCCTTTCACCCCTGCAACAGCCCGCCAGAATGATGAAGGCAATACAAGTCCACCCGGCCGCGATTCGTTATAAAGCAGGTCCGTTAATGCCTGTTTTACGGCAGCCTGATTTTCCGGCGTTTTGGGTACAATCCTGATCTCAAACGCCACCGGCTTATTGGTCAGCTTAAACACGCTGATTGTCGGCCCAAGTGGCTGACCAACGGGCTGGCCCGTCGCCGGATCATCATGACTGCGGATATAATCCGCCACCCGCTTCACATCACCTTCTCCGGGGAAAATGTCAGGGTTATTATCCTGAACAAAAGTCACACCAACACTACCCGCCTCAGGCCATTCAGGCTTACACCATGCCCGCGTCACGCCCGGTACTTCCCGTGCCCAGCGTTCAAAATCATACTGTGTTCCCCCTGATGGCGGGTTCTGTACCCGGAATACCAGCCTGGACAGCAACTCCGGCACCGTTTCCACATCCGCACCACCGGTGAGTCCCGTGCCGGTGACCGTGGCTGTCTGGTTGATGCCCGCCTGTGGCGTGATAAAGGACAGGCGGGTTCCGGTCGGGGTATTTCCAGCGCGCCCCGCACTTTCCGCCTCCACATTAACATTCAGTGTTCCGGCTTTTCCGGTCGCAGAGCCGGTGATGCGGTACACAACCCCATCGCTTCGCTGAAGGAGTACGCCTTCCGTGATCCCTGCATCCGTGGTCAGCATCAGTTGTACCGGTCCGTCAGCGCGGGAAGCCGGTTTACGGATGACACCCCAGAATGCGCAGTGTTTCAGGAGTTCGGCTTCATCAGCTTCTGTCGGAATTATCTGCCGGGAGATCCAGGCCAGATGTTCATGCTCCTGTGCTGACAGACCCGCCAGTGCATACGCAATGGCATTCAGGGTGGTTTCATTCACGCCCGGCTGCGAACCGGGCAGGCGCTGGCTGATATCCTGTTGTGTCTGTGTGATCAGTTGCGCCAGTGGTAAGGGCTGATAAGGCATCATTCCCCCTTCATATCAGCATAAAAAATCATCGGATGTCTGCTTCCGTCCGGCAGGGTGATTTTCACGGAAAGCGAAAGGCGAGCATGCCCCACACGCATGGCATGACATACCACGGATGTGGCAGCACCGCTTTTATGCAGCCACGCCAGCGCTTCATCAGCATAGGCCTGTGCACGGCTGACCACGGAGGACAGCGTCTTTTCACGGCTTAACAGCCAGAGACGGGAGCCAACGGGGCGCTCCCGGAAACTGTCTCCCCACCATCCCCGACGGTCACGGGTGCCGTCAGGGATTTCATCGGAATCCAGCGCCCGCCTGTCCGTAAACAGTGAAATAATGACCGCAGTCAGCAGGCTGTTATCCGTCAGAAGATCTGCGCCGTTCAGTTGCAGGGAACCGCAACCCTGATCCCAGACGACAGCAATATCAGCCATTCTCTGGTCCTCCCGTTTTGCTGCCTTCACCGTTATCGTGATGCACATGACCTGAATAGGTGATCCCGGCAATAACCGCTTCGGACATCGTGAACGTCCCCTGTGATCTTCCGGTGCCGTCAATGGACACATTGCCTTTGACATGCAGGTTCTTATCCACTGTGACATTACCGGTAAAGTGAGCCTCCGGTGTATCCACCTGAACACCTTCATCGGCGTAAATCTCCAGCGTCTTACAGGTCACAATGATCCGGCCGTTCTTTGTCAGACGTATGCGGTGCCCCTCATGGTGATACACGCCGGTATCTCCGGCGGTAAGTCCGGTCGGGCGACTGCGGCGGTCTTCCACCACAAGCACCACGGCCTGATCCCGTTGTCCGCCAGCACAGGCCAGAAAAACTTCCGCACCAGGCAGGGGGACGCTGATTTGCCCGTACTGCTGGGGGCGTTCAACGTCATCAAAGGTTTCACCATCCATACCGGTGATTTGCACATTCTGGATTTTCAGCGTGTCCGTTGTGCCGGTCAGTACACCACGCCCGAACAGCAGACGAACACCCCGCATCACGGGGGCCAGAAGGCGGCTGATGACTTCGTCATTCATCATTGAATTTAATCCCCTGTTTTTTCATCTGTGCCCGCACGAAGGCGTCCACGTCACCCGCATTTCCGCTTCCGCTGTTTCCCGGCTCTGCCGGAACAATAAAGCCGTCACGGGGTGCCAGAATCAGACGGGTGGTTTCGCCGTGATTTGCATCCAGCGAAAACTCCACCTGACAGACAAGAAGATCACGCTCTTCCACTCCGGTACGGGGAGCCGTGACAGCCGTCAGCAGGTTGATATCCCACAACTGGCCGTTCTCCCGAAACCAGTGCCGCACGGTGGCTGTCAGGCGCACAGAGCGGGCAACCGCCCGGCGCATTTCCCGGACAGCCCTCTGGCGTGCACCGTCTGCATCAACAGCATGATCCGCCAGCACAATTTTCGGTCTGTAACGGTGGATGGCACTGTCTGTCACCGTACCAACTGGTGCGGCCAGCGTTCCGGCTGTCAGTGCATCCCCGGCATGACCACCACCACGCCCGTGCCCCCGTACACGGTATTCACTGTGGCGCAGACGGTGATCCACGTTGTGATCCAAATCCAGCAGATTTTCGCCCAGCGTCAGCGTGTCACCACGCTGACTGCCGGCCTGAGTGAAAACCAGTTCACCGGCGGCATTACTGGTTACCAGGACGCCTCTGTGTCTCGCGGCCCGTGTCAGCGCATCTGCCACGGTTTCTGAATTTTCCAGTGTGAAGGTGGAAAAGGGCCGGGCTGCCGTTGCATCATTTACCTGCCAGCGCACCGTGACCCCGAACGGAGCACACAAATCTGAAGCAATGTGCTCCAGCGTGCGGTTCCTCCACTGGCTGCCCGGATGAATGGCTGAACAGTCCACCAGGTCACCGGTTTTATCCCGTCCGCTGAGCGTGATCTGAAAACGCGTGGCGCTGATGCGCTGCCGGACCTGATCCAGCCAGCCAGTGATCACAGGCTGACCGTCAATGCGCAATTCCAGAGACTGACCGGCACGGACGGATGACGGAAGGCGTACACCGGGCATCATTACCCCCAGTTCAAAGGAGCCCGCCAGATGTTCAAGAGAGCGACGAACACTCACCGTCAGCCAGCCGGAAAAAATCTCACCGCCCAGATACAGTTCAACCCTGCTGCTCACTAATCACCTCCACTGAATGGCCTCCGGGAATGAACAGCGGATCAATAATACCGTTACGGCGCACAAAACGTTGCCAGCCGGTACTGTTCCCGGTGGCACGGTACAGGGTCACCAGTGCAGGCTCGGTGGTACGTACAGTCACTACTGTTGCACCGGGTAGCTGAACTCCCCGTGTATTCAGATCCTCTGTCAGTGCCAGTCTGGCATCACGAAGCGTCAGCGCCGTGGCGGTATACCCCTGCCCGGACAGTGTCATCACCTGCCGTTCGAGCGCTTCGCTTAAGTCACGGTTAATGCGCTGAAGATCAACTGAACTTTCCAGCCAGACAGGCCAGGTACGGTGGGCTGCGTCACTGTCCGGCAGGGTTTCCTGACTGAGAACCTGATCCAGCAGTTTTCCCACGGTCTGTGCCTGGGCCACCACGGCAGCACTCTGCATTACCGCCCGTATCAGACGAATATTCTTTTGTGCTGCCGGTGTCAGACCGATGAGAGTCTGCGGATTATCCTGCTCATCCAGCACGTAACGCAGGGAAGATAATGTCCTGTACAGTTGTGGCATTCCCTGAGAGACGGCGGATGTCGTCCGGCCGATACTGCCACCGGGCCGGGTATTCAGGCCTCCTGAAGACAGTGACGGCAGCGATGGCAGGGTGATCAGGGCACTGAAAAGCCCCGCAAAAGATGAGGCCATGCGGGAAGGTGCTGTCAGTAATGCCGTGGCATTCCCTTTCAGCGCCGTGAACGTGGCAGTAAAGGCACTGATATCCTGTACAATCCCCATGCCGGAAACGGCATTTTCCAGGGCGGACACCTTATCGCTGATGGTTTCGGTCATTGCCTGGACATCGTGCATTCCGTCAGAAATCACCGTCCAGCCCGCTTCCAGGGTTTCAAAAACCTTCCCGAGCGCGGTGGTACTCTTCTGCTCCAGAATGGCGGCCGTGTCCTGTGTGACAGCAGGTGCGGTATCATCACTTACCGGCGTGACATTAATGGTGAACTCAACCACGCCCTGTTCAGCAGCGTTATAACGACTTTCAAAGCTGTTTATCAGCACATTTAACGTGCCGTAATCCGGGTGAAGCAGCTCCCCGGCACCGGGAGCACGAAGGGCATCACGCAGACGATTTCGCTGTGTCTGAACATCATCCCCCATCACAAGTACACTGAACGTAAATTCAGCCAGTTTAGGTCCCAGATCGTCTGCACCACCGGTTTCCCGTAACGGATATTCCCGACGGACAATGTTTCGCCCGCCACGTTCGCGCTGCTCACGCCAGACGAGGAACGGCACACCACGGAACGCACCACGACCGTCACCAGAGGCCATAATTCCCTCCGTTCCAGACATTCACATCCAGTCCGTGACCGGACGTGTCATCAATATCAATACTGCGAGCCTGCCACCCTTCCGGGGCAACCAGCTCCACACGGGCAGAGGCTTTTTGTACCGCCTGTCCACTGCTTTCATCATCACTGCCCCGTAATTTCTGCCAGGCTTCAGTCAGCCATCCCCCCAGATAGTTACCGAGATAGCTGCCCACCGTAGAACCAATGGCAATCCCCACAGGTCCGGCTGCCGCCCCCAGCGCACCACCGGCAATACTGCCTGCAAGAGAGCCGACCGCTTCTCCCTTGTCTGTGGCACTGGCGCTGCCATCCAGCAGAACCGGGGCTGCCATCGCGCCAGCCCACAGGGCACCTCCACCCAGCCGGCCGGCCAGTCCACCGGCACTGCGGAAAAAGCCGGAGAAACGCCCCAGCCCCATGCGGCTACCGACAGACGAAAGTAACCCACCGGCGCGCCCCATCATGCGCCCCCAGAACCCTGCCCCACCAGAAGAGGGAGACGGTGGCACTGGGGACGGTGGCAGGGGAGGCGTGACCGGTCTTCCGCGCCCCGGTCCGCGTTTCCTGCGGCCCCGCCCCTGACGTCCGCCTGAGGATGTATCGGTCGCGCCGGTGCCGGACAGTCCTCCTGTGGGCCAGTTTGTTACAAGTACTGGCTGAACGGCTGCCGGATTTACCCCGGTAAGAAAGTTTATAAAACGTTGCCCTCGTCCCTGAGATGTGCCTGGTGGTGTTCCGGCCGGAGGAGAGCGCCGGAAAGGTGAGGTCAGGAAGGCCGCCGCTGATAATCCGTATCCCAGCAATGCAGCACCCGGACGTATAATCCCCGTTCCGACAGCCCGCGCCATTTTCAGGGCACGGGTGGCGAGATACATGTACAGCAGGTATTTCGCGGCGGTCTGTGCCCCCTGACCAATGCGATCCAGCGCATCACCATAGCCCGCATCCCGCAGAGCCTGAAGCGTGTCGCGTACCTTTCTGATCGCCTGATAAAACCCTGTCACTGCATCACGGGCATACTCAAAGCCCTGGTTCATGGCTGATGCCGTGCTTTCCGCCAGGGAATGGTAACTGCCATCAGATTTGGCACTGTCAACCCATGAAAGAAATCCCCTGAGATTACCCTTCAGTTTTTCAAATGGCCCACTGTCCATCACATCCCGGGCAAACTGGTCCCAGACGTCACCCATCATGGCCGTCAGGCCACTCCAGGAATTCATTGCGTCCTTTTGTGCTCCCCTGGCCTGTTCCGCCAGCGTCTGAAATAACAGGCGAATACTGTCCGGCCCAAGCAGCCCTTTTTCACCAAGTTTTCTGACCACTTTCTGGTCCACACCCAGACGATCAGCCAGCACGCGGTAGGCATTAATGCCGTAGGTGGCAAGAATATTTGCATCCGCCGCCTGAATACTGCCTCTTGCATACATCTGTTTCAGTTGCAGGGATGCCCCCTGTGCATCGGACAGTGACCAGCCGCCCACGGCACCCTGATCCTGAAGCATGGTGACAAAATTTCGGGCCTCCCTGTCACTCATACCAAAGCCCAGACTGGACGTATATTCCTGCATGACGCCAGCCAGCCCCCAGGTGGTTTCCTTCGCATTCTGTATTGCCCACCTGCGGACATCATCAGTTTTCGCCCGATCCCCTTTGTAAAGGGAGTTCAGGCGAATCATATAGGTTTCCATCTCCGCTGCCGGGCGAATAAATCCCCGGTTAAAGCCATATACAGCAGCACCACCGGCCAGCATTCCGTAAAGATTGCTGATCCGCCCGATGGTGCCGGTAATACTGCCCTGAAGACGGTCAAAATCAGAAGTGACATGGCGGATACTGCCCCGCACCCCGGCCAGCGTGCGCTGCATCCTGCTTCCGAGTACATCTGTTTCCTGCCCGGCACGGCGGGCAGCATTTCCCAGGCCACCCAGCCCCGCCTGGCCGGAGCGTGAGAATGCCCCCAGCTCCTGTGACCACTGGCGGGATTTGGCTGAGATATTGCCGAGCAAATCAACTATCAGAGATGCTCTGAGATTTCGGGCCATACTTACTGCTTCGTTCTGATGATTTTTTCTGTCTGTCGGCAGTGCCGGTAAAGTTGCGACAGGGGGAGGTTAAGCGCCCATTCCGGACCGCTTTTTGTCACCATCCCCAGGATAATTGCCGCTTCTTCAATCTGATCCCGACACTGCGCCTGATCGCCCCCGGTCAGCTGCCAGCTTTCCGGCAAGCGCGGTATCCAGCAGGCTGACCGCTGCCATCAGGCGGGAGAGATCGCGCTCGCTTAACTGTCCAATCTGACGGGGTGACAACGGACCTTCAATGTCTCCCACTGCGGCAATCTGACGGCGCAGCAGTGCAACACCGCGTAACGACGGAGACGCTATCAGCATCGGGCCATTGTTTGTCTCCACCACGCGCTCGGCTTCTGCTTCTGCGTCAATACTGTCTTTCGCTGTCAGTTCCCGGAACGTGACACGATATTCACGGGTCTCACCAAACGGCAGACCATCAAGCAGATCCACATATCCCTTTGCCAGTTGCTCTGTCAGCCCGGCAGTGCGTGGATCAGCCCCCTCAAGTGCTTCCCGGATTGCCTCCATCACGGCTGCCTCGGAAACTGCCGTTTTTTTCTTACGTGTGGTCATTTTATTTTTCCTGATCACTGAACACGGGTACTGGAGGCGCTGGCGAACTTCACGGAGATCTCCCCGCCACCGTCAAGCGAGGCCGGTTCACTGCTCCAGGCCTTCGTCATCATGTGGACTTCGCCGGTATCCGCCACAAACTCGATAGTGACCGCAGTCCAGTTGTTGATTTCATCGGCGGCTGGTGAACCTTCTCCGCCTGCCGGAAATTTGCAGTCCAGCGTCGCTTCACGTGGTTTCTGGCGGTAACCATAGACTTTCGCGCCTTTCACCACTTCACGTTCAAAACCAGACGGAGAAAATGTAGCTCCCTCAAGCGTCTCGTATTCCTGACCGTTCACACGGATAGTGGCCGTACCCTGATACTGTTTTCCGCTCATGCCTTACCTCACAAAATGAAACGGATCTGTGCTGCCAGGAAGCGGAACTGGTTAACCAGATCCGGCGTGCATAACACGTCAAGACGGTTTCGATCTGACGCATTACGCTCCACAAGCAGATTCTTTTTAAAGGTGTCCAGATTTTCGACCAGCCCGAGTTCCACCCACTCTTCACCCAGCGAAATTAACTGAAGCTTCATGATCTCCGGCGTCACGATATTCTGACCGGCACGAACGGGCGTCCCGTCATCAGCCAGTTTATGGCGCGGAAAACGTTGTGTGATAAAAGTACGCAGGGAATAACGCAGCCAGGAGAGGGTGTAGATGGTTTCCACATCCAGATAGCTGGGATCACTTTCGCCGTACACGTTCTGGCGATACATGGTCACCTGACGTTCGATCTGAACCACATCACCGGCAGCCACACTGACCGTGGCAATCCCTCCCCACAGCAGACTGTTACGCTCTTCACGCGTCAGACGATCGGCCGGAGCCGGGGCCATGCGTGACGGAAGCGCCAGCGTCTGAAGCGGACGCGCAGGATCTGCTCCCAGAGAGGGTGCACAGGTGGCACAGACCGCCGCTGCCCAGAGGTAATCCGGTTCAGGGGCTTTGGGAATGGATGTGCAGGTCGCCAGAAAATCATTGCGTTTTGCCCCGAATGCCTGCACCTCACCAAACGTGCCGGTATGTGCCAGCCACAGCACGCCGTCAGACATTTTGGCCGGTCCCCAGCGTTTCAGAAGCTCATCACTGATGATTTTCAGGTTTGCATCATCCTTATAGGGCATGACGACATAGTTGTACTGGCGATCGCCCATACCCGCCACGCTTCGGGTGATATCCGGGTTAGCCGCTTTTTGTTTCGGATAGGCTATAGCGACCTGTATTCCTTCCGGGGTTGCTTCCCCGTCGTGATAGTTCAGGCGCACATCATGAACGGAGCATTCACCGGTAAAGCGGGCGGTGATCCCCAGAGACCCTTTCAGACCTGCGCCATTATCACCACTTCCTGCACCAGAGGAGGCCGTGAAGGGCGCGTCAGGATCGGCATTGATCAGCGCGGCCAGCTCGTCGGTCAGTTCTTTGCCTTTCTTACCTTTTGGTGCCGGGAGTGTATAACGCCGCCCCCCCACGCAGGCATAAACAATCCCGTCACGGGTGACCGTTCCGGTCAGATTCATGGCCGCAGCCGTTGCCTGTCCGGTGCCGTTCCCCTGAGCAATGGCATACAGTTCAGCATCAGGATTGATGGCGATAAATTCCGCCACCATCAGGGCAATCATGGAGCCGCGCCCCCAGAGTTCTGTTGCCTGAGACGCACGGGTGATCCTGACCGGAACATCCAGAACACCGGCACCGTCCACGGCATTCTCTTTCATTCTCGCCTGACCAAACAGCAGCACACACTGACGCTGTGCCGGAGTGCCGGTGACAGCCATGGAGTTATTAAACTCAACCTCAATCAGCGGTATACGGCGGTCATTACCGATCCCGTCAAAATTAATCATTGCGGTTTCTCCTTATCGGATGCCGGTTGGGCGACCGGTTTTTCTGTCGCAGTCGTTGCATCCGCAGATACAGCCGGAGCCTCTTCAGCGGCTTTTTCAGCCTGAATGACATCGCCGTCATCAAGACGCCGACACCAGAACGGCGTAAAGGGCTTTTCCTCCCCCTCCTGTGCCAGCGGGCGCATTGTGTCGGGATCACGAATCAGGCGTCCCGGCGCGGGTTTGATAAAGATGGTTTTCATTTACAGTTCCTCCGGCGGTTCGACCGCCGTTGTCGTGTTCCCCGGCAAATCAATATGTGCCTCAAACGGCGGCGTACCGGGCGGCTCCACAAAGGTTTCGTAATGACGCAGGAAGTCGTCCAGCGAGCTGGTATCGGTCAGCGGTGCGATCATTTCCTCGCAGGAGAAATAAAGCGCATACATCACCGCACCACTGTCCGCCTGGGTTTCGGTGTAACCGTTGACCGCCTTTTCAAAGTAAAGCGGTGAGGTTTTTTCTGTTCTGAAGCCGTTAAGCACGGCAATCAGCCGGGCCACAATCTGATACAGTCCGGGACGGCTGGCCTCACGCCCGTTGAGCATGTCGCCGATGACGTAGAACACCCAGTGACTGACCAGGCGACCACGGGTACGGCCTTCACCGGCACCCAGCCAGGCAACGTAGATCGCCGGGGCGTTAATCAGCATGGTGCGCAGTACGCTGTCGCTCCAGTCGCCGGGATGCGTGTCAACAGACACCAGTTCATTCCCGAAATACTCACGGATACGGGCGATGTATGCCTGTTCGGTTTCCGTAATCATATGAAGCCCTTCTGGTTGCGCCCGAATACCGCTGCATCAGACTGAACCTGTGGTAAATCCCCGGATTCAGGGGCCGCACCGTTCGTATCCACACCGACCGGCACATTGCCGTTCATGACATCTTTCAGCCAGGCCAGCGCTTCACGGTAACGGTCACGCGCCTGATCGGAGGCTCGCTGATCGCACAGGTAATAAAAGGCAATCGCGCAACAGTGCTGAACAAGAACGGCCGGAATAACCTCCAGCGGCAACGTGTAACGGGCGGACAGATAGCTGTCGATAAGGGCTGACGCATCTGTCAGCGCCCGGTTCAGCTTGCGCGTGTCCGGCTCATCCGAACGGGGCACAGCCAGTAACGGCCTGAGCAAATCCTCGCGGTAACGCGCCCGCATATCGGTTTCAGTGGCGTAATTCAT